CCTTAACCCCTTAAAACCCCGTACAGGCCATTACAGAGCCTCTGAGAGCGTATATGACAGACAAGCAAGACCTATTCATTCAGGAGTATGTGAGGAGTGGTAATGCCACTAAGAGTGCCATCTATGCGGGATACTCAGAGAAGACTGCTAAAGCCCAAGGTCACCAGTTAAAGAACAAACTCAGTGAACAGATTAAGGATGCTACCTACAAAGCCTTACAGGATAAGATACCACAAGCACTTAAATGGGTTACTGACTTGGCTGAAAATGCAGAGAGTGAGTCCGTAAGATTGGGGGCAGTAAAGGATATCCTTGACAGGGCAGGTATGAAACCAGTTGAAAAGATAGAAACCACCACTATAGATCAAATGAGTGCAGAAGACATTAAGAAGGAGTTAGCCTCTCTTGGATACAAACACTAGGGCATTAGAACTAGCAAAGGCTCTAAACAGACTAGAAAGATTTAACAAGATAGATCAGTACGATCCTTACCCTTACCAACAGGACTTCCATAAAACAGGAGCAAATAACTCACAACGCCTTTTGATGGCGGCTAACCGTATCGGTAAATCTTACTGTGGTGCGGCTGAGATGTCCTATCACCTGACAGGAATGTATCCAGACTGGTGGCAGGGTAGGAGATTTAAACAACCCATTACAGCATGGGCAGGTGGTGTCTCTAACGAAACAACTAGGGACATTGTACAAGCAGAACTATTGGGTTCCCCTGATGACCCTGAAGCCTTTGGTTCGGGCGCTATTCCAGAAAAATATATTATAAAAACGGAACGCAAACCCGGAGTACCAAACGCCAAGTCCGTAGCATTGATACGGCATATTTCTGGGGGGAACTCTTCCTTACACTTTAAAGCCTATGAGATGGGTGTAGACAAGTGGCAGGGACGCTCTGTTGACGTTGTATGGCTAGACGAGGAACCCTCAAGGGAACTCTACTCACAGGCCGTTACACGAACTCTGGATAGAAGAGGCATGGTTTACATGACCTTCACACCAGAACAGGGCATGACAGAGACTGTAGCGAGTTTTATGAACCGTATACAGAAGGGTCAAAGCCTTACCAATGCGACATGGGATGATGCCAGTGAGAAGATAAAGTCCATGAAAGGACAGGATGGACACCTTTCTGAAGACGTTATGACACAAATTCTTAGTGCATATGCCCCACATGAGCGGGAAATGCGTAGATACGGTAGACCTACTATCGGTTCTGGCTTAATATTTCCTATTAACGAAGAAGATTTAATGATTGATCCTATCGTAATAGAGGATCACTGGCCTAGAATAGCCGCTATAGATTTTGGGTGGGATCACCCTACTGCAGTAGTCTGGTGTGCTATAGATCAGGAAGAAGATACCTTTTACATCTATGACTGCTATAGAGCATCCAAAGCAAGTCCCAGTGTACACGCAAGCATTATAAAACAAAGACCTAGTTTTATTCCTATTGTCTACCCACATGACGGAAACCGTAGGGATAGCATGGGAAACCCCGGATTAGCAGAACAATACAGGGGTCATGGGTGTAACTTTACACTGGATCACTTCCACAATCCACCGGGACTAGGGCAAACTAAAGGCTCTAACTCAGTAGAAGAAGGGCTTATGGCTATGCTACAAAGCATGGAAGCAGGTAAGTTTAAAGTATTCAGCACCCTGACAGACTGGTTTGAAGAATACAGAATGTACCACAGGAAGGATAACAAGGTAGTTGCCATAAGGGATGACTTGATGTCAGCCACACGTTACGCTTTCCAATCACAACGACACGCTATCGCAGGTTCAGACCCTACTTGGACTAACGATATAAATTATGGAGAATATGGCATTGTCTGACGAAGAAGAACTGCTGTCTAGAATCCGATCAGAAATAACTGATGCTATTGGATATGATGGCGAAGTATCAGAACAAAGGGAAAAAGCGCAAGAGTATTACTATGCGTTACCCTTTGGTAATGAAGTGGACGGTAGAAGTCAGTACGTTGACTCTACTGTACAAGACACTATCGAGTGGATTAAACCCAGTCTTATGCGTATCTTTGGCTCTGGTGACGAGTTTGTAAAGTTCACACCACATGGCCCAGAGGACGTAAAGACGGCTGAACAAGCCACTGATTACGTTAATTATGTCTTCTCCAAGGATAATCCCGGTTGGGAAATTCTGTATTCATGGTTTCACGATGCACTCTTACAAAAGAATGGCATTGTAAAAGTTTGGTGGGATGAGTATCCAGACCCACAGCGGGAAGAATACCATAACCTAACACAGATGGAGCATGACGTTCTTATCAGCAACCCTGATATAGAAGTCATTGAGCGTGAAGAAGTTTACCTAGATGAAACTTTATACAACATTGTGGTTATCCGACAGGAGACCAACGGTAAAATTTGTATAGAAAACGTACCACCTGATGAATTTTTAATTTCAAAAGAAGCAAAAAGTATTGATGAAGCACGATTTGTATGCCATAGAGTCAGGAAGACGGTATCAGAACTGCGTCAGATGTACCCAGATCAGGACTTTGACCCAGAAGAATTAGGTGCAGGGTACGATGCAGAGACTTACAATGCTGAAAGACTAGCACGTTATGAGTTTGATGACTCCAGTGATTACGGTTGGGGTGGGGCAGAAGAGGAAGCATTAAGAGAATATTGGTTACATGAGTCATTCATAAAGACAGATTATAATGATGACGGTATTGCCGAACTCAGAAAGATTTGTCATGTAGGTGACTACATATTCTCTAATGAAGAGGTAGATAACAAGCCATTTGTTAGCATTACCCCTCTTAAAATACCACACAAGTTCTTTGGTTTATCTATTGCAGACCTAGTAATGGACTTGCAACTCATCAAATCTACGCTTATGCGTAACCTGATGGACAACGCCTACAACCAGAACTTTGGTCGATACGCTGTATTGGAGGGTCAGGCTAACCTTGATGACCTTTTGACACAACGTCCGGGCGGTATTGTTAGAGTTAAATCACCCAATGCAGTCATGCCTTTGGCTACCCCTCCTCTTGAGCCATACTCATTTCAGATGCTTGGATACTTGGACGAGGTAAGGGAAGCAAGGTCTGGTGTAAACAAAAATACACAGGGTGTTAACGCAGACGCTCTCACAAGCCACACAACGGCCACAGCGGTGAATGCGGTAATGACCAATGCCCAGAGTAGGGTTGAGTTAATTGCCCGTCAGTTCGCGGAGACAGGCGTTAAGGAGTTAATGAATAAAATCTATGAACTCCTACTAAAGAACCAAGACAAGGAACGTGTTGTCATGTTACGCAATGAATGGGTACAAGTACGCCCTGATATGTGGAATGACAAGATGGACTGCACTGTCTCGGTTGCCTTGGGTAACGGCTCTAAAGATCAGCAGATGGCCCATCTATCACAGATGCTTTCATTTGCGGCAGACGCTATGAGAGGCGGTCTACCAATTGTAACGCCACAGAATATGTATAACCTTGGCTCTGCTCTTGTAAAGGCCATGGGATACCAGAACGTCGATGACTTCCTAACCCCACCGCCTCCACCACAGCCACAACAACCTACCCCAGAGCAACAAATGCAACAGATGGAGTTGCAAAACAAAGCAAAAGAACTGGAGATTAAACAAGGTGAACTCCAAGTTAAAATGATGAAAGTCCAACAGGAGGCCGCAGATGACGCTGTAAGCAATCAGTTAAAAGCCGCAGAACTTTCACTAGAAGCACAACAAAATAGGCCAGTAGCCATAGGATAAACATGACCGAACAACGAGAGCAACAAGCGAACCGCCTGCTCAACGACCCACTATACAACGAAGCATTTGACCTTTTAGCAGAAAACATTCACAACACTTGGATAAGTACAAGTATTGATGAAGTGGAAGCCAGAGAACAAGCATGGCTTTCTTTACGACTCTTAGAGCGGATACGCCTTCATCTAACCAGTATTATTGAAACTGGAGAGATGGCAAAGAAACTCAAAGAATATCACATCTAAAAGGAGAAAAAATTAATGGCAGATACCATTGACCCGCGCCCTGTAGAACCCGGTAGTATTTCAGAAGCGCAAAATGCTTTCCTTGGAATCTTGGAGCCTGAAGAGGCCAAACCAGAAGCCGAGGCAAGCGAACCTACAGAAGTTGAAGAGTCTACTGAGGAAACTCAAGACGAATCATTGGACGAGGTTTCCGAAGAATTGGAGGAAGAATCTGAAGTTGAAGAGGATTCCGATGAAGATTCTGAGGAGGAGTCAGAAGAGGAGGAGGAAGTTGAGGAACTCTATACTGTAACCGTTAATGGTGAGCAGTTAGAAGTAACCCAAGACGAACTCATCAAAGGCTATAGCCGTCAGTCTGACTATACTAAAAAAACCCAAGAGATTGCAGAATATCGCAAGCAAGCCGAAGCCATTGCTCAACAGGCACAGCAAGAGGTTTACCAGACTCAGCAATTTCGTCAGCAGTACATTGATGCCGCATCCGCTGTTGTAGAACAGCAATACGGTAGGCTAAACAATCTAGTCAATAATACAGATTGGGAGCGTTTAAAGATTGAGGATCGTGAAGAGTATCTCACAAAGAAAAGTGAGGTTGCTGATTTACAGACTCAAATGCAACAAGAACAGGCAGGTATACAACAGGCTCAAGAGCAAGCGGCTCAAGAGCAACAGCGTATGCAAGCCCAAATTGCTGAACAAGAACGTGCTAAACTTGAGCAGGTTATTCCAGAATGGAAAGACCCTAAGTTCCGACAGGCAGTAAGCAAAGACATTTCTGAATTTGCAATGTCTCAAGGATTTACTCAAGAAGAGTTAGCCCAACTAACTGACCATAGATCACTTATCATACTTATGCAAGCCAAAGCATTTCAAGAAATGCAGAAAGCACAGCAGTCAACCAAGACTAAGAAAAAAGTAAAGACCGCTAAAATGGTTAAGTCTGGAACTGGTGGCAAAAAGAAAGATGAGAAAGCCAAAGTTAAACGTACTGCACAAATGAAGCGTCTTAAAGAGAGTGGTCATGTAAATGATTCTGTATCTCTCTTTGAGGATTTTGTAGACATTTAACAAAGGAGGTAATCTGCTATGGCAGTTCCCGGAAATACCCGATTGACCTTTGGTGGCGTACAGGTACGCGAAGACCTTAGTGATATCATTTATAATATTAGTCCTATGGACACGCCCTTCATGTCTGGCGCAGGTAAAGGCTCTTGCTCAAATACTCTGTTCGAGTGGCAGAAAGATGAGTTAGCCGCCGCCGCCGCTAACCAGAAGTTAGAAGGTGACGATCCTGCATCGTTGGCTGTTGTCGAGCCTGTTAAGTTGACCAACCATACTCAGATTTCTGAGAAGGCTGTTCAGACTTCAGGTACGGCAG